CGCCAGGATTCAATTCCTTCGCCGCTTGCTCCGCTTCCTTGCGAGTCGCGAAAATGACCGTTTCGTAAATGACCGTTCGTTGCTTCAGGTCCGACCAGCCAATCGCGCCGCTGATCTGCACCTTGTAGACTGGCTTCGCGAACAGGTTGCGGCTCATGGGTAAAGTCCTCCGGTGCGGATGAGGCCGATGATGAATTCCGAATCGTCGATGAGTTGCTGCCGTCGTTTCTCGCCTTCGCCGGTCGTGTCTGTGGACTTATACATGCGAGCGTAGAAAAGCGCGTCCTGAAGGCAAGTAAGCGCGGCATCGACGTGCGCGAGACGTGAGGATGCGGATGCGATGAAAGGATTCTTAAAATCATCCGCCATCAATTCAAGTTGATTGGCCAACTCATCCAGCGGGATATTTCGGCTCATCATAGCGTCTCCAAGTCAGGTGTACCGGCGCATAACTTGTCTCCGTCCTCGCGTTCGATGATGAGTTCTAGGATCTGATGGCCGTCTTTCGCGATGAGAGAGCAGATATGCTTGTCCTCATCATAGATACTGAGCGGAGTCGCGCCGGATTCTTGCTCCTCGCCCACGAGGATTGCGTTAAACAGGTCAACGATGGTCTGGGCGTTGGTTTTGGACTGAATGGTTAGTTTCATTGGTTTGCTTAGTTTTACCGTGCAGTGAAAGTGGCGTTTTTACCGGCGAGTTTCATTTGTACCTGCGAGTTGAACTGTCAAGCTCGCGCATGACCCGTCTACCGTACAGGCGCGTGGAAGATTTCTTAGCTCCTCTTGGCCCACCTTGCCAAAGCCGAGCGAGACTTTCGTCGCTCAAATGCTTCCCGTAATGCGCGAAATAAGCGTTCGCAATGAAGGTGGCGATAGTGCGATTCGTAACCTGCGTGTGCGCGTAGGACGTACCCATGATCCGGTTAACATCACGGACCATGATCGGCCTGATCTGAAGCGCGCCTAGCTCGCCATGACGGCCGCGAGCCAGGTCGTTCCCGCCTGACTCGACGGCTATCAGTGCTGCAAGTAGTTCGGACTTCATAATCCGCTTACAGTAGGAGTGCCGCAGGCTCAATGGCAAGCGCCAGCATCTGCGTCAGTACCTCTGAGTGTCGCCGATCGTTGTGCCATTTTCTGACTTCATCCGGGTTTGAGAGGACCCGAGCCCGATTGAGATACTGAATCTGGGCGACTGACTCCGTCATCCCCGGCCGGATCCACGCGACCAGATCGTAGGCTTCCGATTTCGGTAAACTCTTCAGCCCCGGTCGGCAGATGAAGCACCGGCCAGCTAGTAACTGGCTCCAACCAACAAACCACCAGCCCGGGTTCTTGGTGAGCGTCTCGGAGCCAGCAGACCTCGGGCAGACCTCGGCCGTCGTGGTCCGTCCATTCGCCACCGACCAGGAACGCCCGGCCAGTGATCATCTGGTGACCGTTCAGGACCCAGACCGTTTTCGATTCCCCCATCATTCCCTCCTCATCAACCCAGAGTTCCCCACCATCGAGTCGGACGCATTCTAACAGGTCGCATTTAACCCAGGCTTTTGCAGTGTCCCAGGTGTGGACTTGGGCGGTTATAGTTCGTGTGGTCGGGTCGATCGCCCAGCCTTTGGCTTTGTTGTTCATATTTTTACTTCCGGCTCTACTGGCCAGAGAGGACCCACCCCGCAGGGTGAGCCGTGCTCTACTCAGTGAAACCAACGCCTGGCGATTCCTCGGCCCAGGTTCGACTTGGCCGCCGCACGAATCTGCTCGGCGCTGTATCGGTCGCCATCCCTCCAGTAATTCCACAGGACAGACGCCAGCGCCCGGCACACAGCGCCGCGGTACTCGGTCGGCCAGTATTGCCCGGCGCAGTAATCCAAGCGCTTTCCGTCCCAGGTGAGTCGGATTAACTGCGGGGTTGAACTGGTCCGCCAGGAGGTGGGACGATGAGGACCGCATCATCCATTCCAATTGCGCGGAGCAATCGCGCCTCCATGCGCGACAGCTCCATGCGCGGGAGGATAATCTCCACCACATAGTCTCGAGCATCGGCCCATACACTGCTGTATGCGTTGGTTTTGACCCATAGGCTACCGTCGTCAAATAGATGGTACACGGACGAATCAGGATTTCCGATGCCGCCACCGGGGCGGATGGATTCTCGAATGTCGTCGGCGAACGGGGGGAAGGTTTCGATACAATCTTGCTCATCGGGAGTCAACCACGGGAAATTGTCGTTAAGGTAATACTGGCGCACGTAGGACAGCGCGGCCTGCGGGAGGTTGTTAGCGTCAAACGACGATAGGATAGTGTCGCGCGCGATGATTCGTGACAGGATGGGGAGCAATTTTGGATTCATTGGATTCGGAATTGTTAGCGGATAGAATGGCCTACCCTTTCGCGTCACGCGTTTCCGCATGGCGCGCGGAGGATGGGCCGATCTAATCAGTCCAGACTGTCCCAAAGAGGTTGCGAGGTTGTCTGTCCAGAATAATGGACGGTGTAGCGCGGAGGATTGGCAACGCCAGTCTCGCGCCAAAGGTCAAGTTGCTGGCGCGCATAGGCGACGGCGTCCGATTGGGTTTTTGACCATTGGACAAGCTGAGGTTTGGAGCCGCTCGCGAGGGCGGTTTGCATGACGTAGTAATTCATGGGATGCGCGGGAATGGGCCAGGCTGTCAGATGAAAATGTGAGCCATTGAACCGTCGGGAAGTGAACCGGAAACAAATTCACGTCCCCAAGGATTCGATGCGGGGGGAGTTGCGTTTTGCGTTTTGTCTTCTTCAAGGAAACGCCAGACCAGCCGGCGCACAGCCTCGCGATGGTTTTCGTCACCGCTCAGATGAGGGAATGAGACGGTGATTGAACCGCGTTCACACGTTGCCTTGATTCGTGAACAACGGTTGTTGGTTGCGGGGAGGTATTTTGAATGGATGGATTGCATGATGGATTTAGTTTTGATTCGGGTTTGATTGCCCGCTATTCCCTACCGTTGCCGATAGGGAAGCGCGGGGAATTAAATCCGGATGATGCCTGAAAAGATCATGGCCTTACGCCAGTATTTCATTAGGCGCGGTGAGTTTTCATGGCCGAAGTGAAGCGATTCCGTAGGAGGTCTTCACACCGCACCCCCCTTTAACACCGCACGCACCATCGCGAGTGCCGCGCCCCGCTCATGGACATACGTGTCAGCGCGGTCCACCGCTTCGAGCGCGGCGCGCATGAGCGAAACCAATTCGCGAAACGTGACAAATTCGGATTCGGTGATGAAACCGGATTCGGCGGATTCGCCATCTTCGGCGGATTCAGGCGTGACTACGTCAAAGGTTCGGGAGATTAGGATCATGGGATGGGATGGGGTTTTATTTTGATTCGGTGCTAATTCACCGCTGCAGCCCACCGTTTCCGACAGGCTGGCGCGGGGAATCACTCATAGCTCGCGCGGAGCGCGTATCAACACCACTACAGGCCGAAAGGCATTGGTGACGAGGGAAAGAGCGCGGGAAATAAAAACTTCCTGGGGTTATTTGAGAGTGATTTGACCGTTTAACATTACAACCGTTGGAAGATAGGAGTTCCGTCCGTGCGTCCGTTTGACAGCGCGGGAATGCTTGGCTTGTGCGCGCACAGCGGCTTCGAAGGACCGATGCCGCGATATGGTGCGGTCGTTGAACGTGTCGTGTAGGGTGAATTTCATGCTTGTTGTTCCGGCGCTACTGGCCAGAGAAGGCAGGCCCCTCAGGGCCGGCCGTGCTCTACTCAGTCGATGCGGATATGACCCAACTCGCGGAGGCTGCAATGCTTGTCTCCGGCCATCACCTTCAACTCACTCGTAGCCCGCGCGGATCGCGCGAGCCTGTTCCCCAGTCGCCACTTTGGCGTAGACCACCTTTGGCGCGGTCCAAACGTCGAACGCGGGAATTATTATCCGCACCGCCGTCATGTCCTCGGTGATTCGGCAATACGCCGAGTGGCTCCGGAATTCATTCCGGATCTGTTCCCGGCACAAGGGCAGGTTGGCGCCGGTTCCGTCCGGAGAAACAAACCATAGCCTGTCCGCACAGGCTCGCCCGTCTTGGGTGACGAAGGCCCGGAATTCTCCGGCGCCGACGAACTGTTCCGGGATTTCTCCCGTGATTAGAGCCACCAACGCGGTGGTGGTGGCTGCGGCTGCGATTTCTTGGTCGATAGGGTTGTTTTGTTTCACGTGGACACTATGCGCCGAAAACCTGTCTGCAGCAAGATTTATTTCGATTTATTTTCATTTATTTTTAAAGGGGGGGGGCGTTTCGGATCGAATCAAAGGGAAAAAGCAAGACAAATCGAAAAAAATTGAAATGCCCCAGGATGAAATGGGTGCGGTCCTTACCCTCGAATGAAATCAAAGCCCGGATTTTAACGATAAAGTGGCGTACAAGATGTTGGGGTGTCGGTTGAATAGGCACACTACAGGTGGTGTGGTTTTTGTTTGGACACTTGGCACGATTTGTGCGACAAAGTGAATGAAATGAGAATGGACAAAGCAAAATGGGAGAAAGCGAAAGCGAAGTACTTCGCGGGGGAGACTTGGGAGACAATTGCAAACGATTTGCAATTGAATCGCGCAACTCTGCAGCAAAAAGCGTCGCTCGAGGGCATCACAAAAATGAAGGCGCAAATGCAAACGATTTGCAAAGAGAATAAAGCTCAGTCGCTCGAATCGTTATCCGCTCTAGTCCGCTCGAAACTAGCGGCCGATGCGGCCAGCACGCTCGAGCGGATCGATTCGTACGATTTGGACGGCATCAAGGATGAATCGACTAGAGAGCAAATCCTCGGATCCGTCGCAAAACGCTCTGCACTCGTTTTCGGCTGGTCGGAGACTGGCGAGAGTGCCACGTCGGTGTCGATCAATCTGCTCGGATCAATGCCCGACCGTATCTCGGCCGAGGTTGTCAGTGAACCTCCCGACAAGTAAACATAACAGGTAATGTACAACGCAAGCGGACTGATAGTCTGAATTAGTTTTGCTTATGACAGAAAAGGATTGTTTTTTGTGGGCGGACGTGGACCGTGACGGCTGGGGGGCAGGCCCCCTTTGCGGGTGGGCTTCGTTTACGATACCCCCCTCAAAAATTTTCCGACCTTTTGACGATGATAAACAAAATCAAAATCGGTCAAACAGTAGTTTTATCCTATGCAGAACGTAAGCTCGCTCATTTTTTGGCGAAGCATAGGAATGGTAATAATCGTTATTTCAACGTGACGAACTTGAAGATTAGTGCGGAGTCGGCTGCGGCGGTTGATTTGGAGGGTATGTGCGGCGAAATATCGTTTTGCAAATTGTTCAATTTGTATCCTGATTTGGATACGGATCGTGAGCCGCCGCATCCGCACTATGACTGTGTTCTTTCGAATGGGATGAGGGTGGATGTGAAGACGACGAAGTACGAGAATGGTAAGTTGTTGGTGGATGCGCGTAAGGGTAAGAAGACGGATGGCGTGGATTTCTATGTGTTGATGACTGGAAGTTTCCCTGGGCCGTATGCGTTCAGGGGATTCATTTCGAAGACGAAGATCATCAAGCCAGAGAAGATTGGCGAACTTTGCGGGTACAAGAGCTACATTGCGGAGCAGTGGGAGTTGAGTGAGTCCGCTAAATCTGATTGACTTAGTAGGGATTCGTATGCGTCAGTGCGTGTAACGACCTTAAGCAAGGTGGTGGGTTGGTCAGCCACTGCAAACTGTCTAAGCGGCGATGACGCTCCGCATTGGTGAGGTGGGATAATCGTCCACCGTGTGGTGGATTGATGGCCTACCAAATGCAGATAACGTCGGTTTAATTTTTTCATCTCATGGCTTGTACCAATGTCTTCAACGCCTTCGCCGTAGCGACTGAGTCGCTCGCGCAGGACGTCTATAAACGCGCCTCGTACCGCTCGATGTGGCTCAATATGATTGAGCGCGGCGAGTATCCTCAAGGTACGGGTTTGACCCAGACCTCGTTCACCACCACTTCCATCGAGCCTACTGCGGCTGAGGAATGGTCGGCCATCACCCTTGCCAGTGGCGAAAACGCTGGCGCTTGCGGTGTCACCTACAACGACGTTCCGGTCGGCTATAATGCCGTTACTTGGAGTCCTGAGCGTTTCGCGCTGAAAGGTCCGTTGCTCTGTAAGGATGATCTGACCTTTGATCATCGCGTCGAGGCGTTCTTGCGCGTGTACTTGGAGAAGCTGTCCATCCGTGCGCAGCGTTCTTGGGAGACTCGCTATCAGAATATGTTCGCCAAGTATGCCATCAAGGCAGTGGCCGACTCGTCCTTCACTCAGGTTGAGACGATTCCCTCTGGCGTGAATGAGTTGCCGTGGATTCAGACCGGATCTGCTGGTCAGGCGCTCAATCAGTCCACCTCTGAGTTGACTCAGGAGATGCTCGATGTCGCTGCCGCTACGTTGATTCGTAACGGTGCGACGAATCCTGATAGCTCTGGCTTCATCAGCTACTCAAGCGACGGCCCAGTGTTCCCGTTGTACATCGGCTTGGAAGCCAGCCAGCGCATCGCTCAGAACAACCCTGCGTTCCGCGATGACTTGCGCTACGCTGATCAGGGTACTGGCGCTGGTGCGGAGTTGCTTAAGCGCATTGGTGCGAACCGGGTTATCAAGAACTTCCGGCATGTGCCGAATTTGTTCCCGCCCCGGTACAGCTACGCTGGCGGCAAGTACACGCTGGTTCAGCCGTTCACCAGCACATCCGGTACGAAGGGTACTGTGTTCAGCGTCAATCCGAGCTGGACGACCGCCGCGTACGAGGCCGCGTTCATCGTGACTCCGTATGTGTTCAAGTCGCACATCGTGCGTCCTGTGAACCGCGTTGGCGATTTGGCGTGGATGCCGACCAACTACATGGGCGAGTGGCAGTGGGTGACTGGTGCCTACAAGCTCGACACTGATTGTCCCGATCCTTTGGACAAGAAGGGTCAGCATTATGCTGAGTTCATTCACGCGCCGGAACCTATCTTCACTAACCAAGGAATGACTATTATCTTTAGGCGCTGCACAGGCGCCCTTACTCAAATAATTTGCAGTTAGTTTTTGCTTTTATTTGATTTCAACCCCGTCAGAGAAATCTGTCGGGGTTTTTCACTTCCTTGACATTGCTGAAAAAGAGAATAAAATTGTAGTCGATGAGCAAATTAAAACGTGGGCAGCAACGTGAATGCGATGATTGGTTGTTTTGGCAATACCTTTCTGACGGGCGAGAATACTGGGTTTCTAGGTCGAGATATTTGGAGTTGAAACAGCGAGATACGGATCGTTTTGCGAAGAAATACGAAACGGACAAGGAACGCATAAAGCAATCTGCTAGGGAGTATTATCTCCAGAACAAGGAGCAGGTGGTGGAAAAAAACTTGGAGTATTATCGCATAAACAAAGATTCGGTTAGATTAACTCAAAAAGAGTATCGAAATCGTCTCAAGGAATTGGCCGATGAGTGGTTCACAAAAAACGACCCTGACGGTCTGCTTCGAAACATGAAGCGCGGGCATCGTAGCGATGGCGGGATGATTTTCTGGGGATTTCAAAATCCGCATCCAGATGGGTCATGTCGAATGGTTTGGATGAACGAGTCTGATTTTGAAAGCAAACGGTCGGCTGAACTTGAAAGGCTTAGAAAGCGATACGCTTCAAACAAAGATTTTCACATTCAAAAAACCAAAGAATACCAAGTTAAAAACGCCGATGCGATTCGCGAAAGTAGGCGTCTTTACCGCCAGAAAAACGCGGCAAAGATTAAGTTGGCCAAACAGAGGTACGGCATTGAAAACCGAGAGAAGCTTTCTAAAGCATTGGCAAATCATCGCGCCAATAATCCGATAGTTCGAATGGCCAACTCAATGCGCCGCTCAATACGCCGATATTTGGACGCTGGTCAAAAAGGAGAGATGAGCAGCTTTGAAATCATCGGTTGCTCAAAGGATGATCTTCGGAAGCATCTTGAATCGAAGTTCAGAGATGGCATGACTTGGCAGAATTATGGAAAGCACTGGCACATCGACCACATTATCCCGTTGATTTCATCTAAGTCGGTGGACGAGATAAAGAGGCTTTGCCACTGGACGAATCTTCAGCCTCTAACCGCGTTCGAGAATATTTCCAAAGGCGCTAAAATTCCTGTTGCAGGATGTCAGTGACGGGACAATTGTTGCCGCGTTGGATCAGTGGGTTAAATGCTTGTAAAGCGCCTCGTTGTGAGGCACCCCGTCACCTTCCCGAAAAGTTGGTGGCGGGTTTTTTATTGCCTGCTACTCGGATAGGCGTTGACATCCCAATACATGGAGTAATGCTCCCCGTATGCCGAGTTTTACTCTCCCAAAAGGCGTTGAGATTCCTGAAAACCTCGCTGAAGGTGAAGCGTTCCAGACGATGGCGACGATTGTCCTTGGCAAGAACGGTAAGGCCGAGTTTATCGAGATTGATGGCGTGGCTATCCCCGGATACGAGAAGAAGTCGAAGGGCAAGAAGCTGGCCGAGCGTGGTGAGGAGGAGTACGAGGAGGAGGAGGAGGAGACGGCTCCCGGCGGCGGCGGTTTTATCGCCGAGGTGATGCAGCGCGGACGTGGTCCGATGGCCTAATAACTCACCCTAAAACGATATGGCAAACATCACATGCGACGAGGCGGCAACGCTCATTAACGAGGCGGCGTCGCTGGGATGTCGCTCTCCGTGGGAGGTCGAGTTGGCCAAGCTGGCGCTGGAGAACCGCATTGCGACGTATCTTCAGGGCGGCGGCGCGACACGCGGTGCTTATCGGAGCGTGACAGCGAGCGGGAGCGTGGTGAGCGGTGATTACCTGATCATCGCCGATGCTACGGCTGGCGCGATTACGATGACATTGCCTCCTGCGGCCCTTGTTCCGGGTCGTATTTACGCTTTCAAGCGCATCAATTCCGGCGCGAATCAGGTCATTGTCGATGGCTATGCGAGCGAAACGATTGATGGCGCGGCGACTCATACACTGACTCCGCAGTGGAACAGTCTGGCAATTATGACCAACGGTGTCGCGTGGTTCATTCTAGCCGACCATTGATATGCCAATTATCACCTGTGCCGATGCGGCTACACTGATTGCGGAGGCTCAGGGAGCTTCATGCATGAGTCCACGCGAGCGAATATTGCTGGAGATTGGCCTACTTTGGGAGGCGGCGACGCTTGGCGGAACGGCTGATATCACGGCGGACAACACGGTGATAAGCGCGGACGTGACGATCATCACGGCGGACATGACCGAATTTCTGTAGGTCAACGAAACATTCATTTAGTCATATATGTCAAAGCAAACGATCAATATCGGCGCATCGCCGAACGATGGAACGGGGACGCCTCTGCGTACTTCGTTCGATTACACCAACCAGAACTTCACCGAGCTGTACACGGCTCTTGGTGGTGGCGTTGGTCTTCCCGGCGCAACGACTCAAGTCATCTTCAATGATGGCGGAACGAATTTGGCAGGCGATGCCGGTCTGGTTTACAACAAGACGACCGATGCGCTGACCGTTGCCGGACTCGTCACCGCTGGCTCCGCCACCATCACCGGCGATCTGACGGTGGATACCTCGACGCTGAAGGTTGATTCGACGAACCATCGGGTGGGTATCAAGCAGGCTTCTCCTTCTCATCCTTTCCAGATTGGGACGACTGATCTGATTTTGGACGCATCTTCCAACCTCGGCCTAGGGGTTACGCCCGCCGCTTGGATTTCAGCCGTCAAAGGTTTCCAGATTGGCGCATACGGAGCAATCGGAGGTTCGAGTGCCAATATGAACATGTTGGGCAACCTCTACTCTTCAGCAAGTGGAACAGCGTATCTCGGAAATGGTTACGGTACGATGTTGCAGATGACCAGTGGTCAGTATGTTTTCTATCAGGCCGGAAACAACACTTCTGGCGCGGGTGTGTTGGTTCCAGCTCTCACCCAGGCGATGACGCTGGATACGAGTGGGAATTTGTTGGTGGGGAAAACGGCTAACTACGGAACCGGTTCCGGTGAGAGTAACTATATTCAAGTAAAATCAGGCGTTGTTTATGCCGCTGATAATATTGGAAGCGCATCAAATCGAAACTGGACTGTGTCTCCAAATGGAAGCTCCGCTGGCGCGTTGGATTGGACGATTAGTTCCACCAACAATAATTGGCCCAATTTCGCATATCGGATGCAGCTTACGTCCGCTGGTGCGCTCAACAATACCACCGGAACTTACGGAACCATCTCCGATCTGCGCCTTAAGGAGAACATCTCCGATGCTCGCAACTATCTAGCCGACTTGCTCAAGTTGCGAGTGGTGAAATACTCGTTGAAGGAAGAGGCTTCCGCTGTTGCTACCAAACTCGGATTTATCGCGCAAGAGGTCGAACAGGTGTTCCCGAACTTGGTCGAGCAATCCGATAAGGAATACGAAGGAGCCGAAGGTATTCGCAGCGTAAAGACCAGCATCCTGATTCCGATGCTTCTCAAAGCCATCCAAGAACTGACCGCTCGCGTTCAAACCCTCGAAACCCGCTAATATGCCCACCCTCACTTGGCTCATCGAAACCCTCTGGGTTCGTCCCGTCGAAGGCTCTCTCACCGATGTCGTCGTCACCGCCGCATGGCGGTGCAACGGCACCGATGGCACCTATTCCGGCAGCGTTTACGCAACCGTGTCGTTCGCTCCTCCGAGCGGAAGCGACTTCACCCCGTTCGACCAACTCACGCAAGAGCAGGTTCTCAACTGGGTGTGGACTTCTGGCGTGAACAAAGACTCTGCCGAAGCCGCCGTGGTGCAGCAGATAGAGCAGCAGAAGAATCCTCCAATCATCACGCCGCCGCTGCCGTGGCCGACTGGTGGAGTTCCGGCTGAGTCGCTGCAAGCTCCGCCGAAGCCAATCGTGGTTGCAAATGACGAGCCGGCCATTAAAGCTGTCGCGCCATGATCAAGATTGAACTCAGCACCGAGCAGGTGAATAGCCTGCTCCAACTCATCAACATCGCCATTAAAGCTGGTGGCTACGCCAACGCGAAGGTCGCCGTCCCAATGGTCGAGTTGATTCTGGAAGCCGCCAAGCAGCAGGCTCCGCTCGCTAACTAAAAACACGCACCATGACGGACCACCACACCTTCTTTAGAGACATTTCAATAGGTGTCGGTGGTCCGATCATCGGCATTCTCGGGAACGCGGTATTAACCGATCCTCATCTCAAGACTGCATCGTTGGGACTTGGCGCAATCGCCGCGCTTCTAACCTGCGCAGTCAAAGCACTCGAACTGTATCGCAAACTAAAAAAAGAAAAATGAATTCTAATCTCTCTTCTCTCATCCGCCATCTTCTCTCCGCCGCTGGCGGTTTCCTCGTCGCCAAAGGATTGGCCAGTGCCGATCAAGTTGCCGAACTTGCCGGTGCCGCCGTCAGCATCATCGGAGTCGCTTGGTCGATCTTCAATAACAAGAAGAACGCTTCGAAGACTGAATGAACTTCTTGGCCGACCTGGTGATGAAGCTGGTCATCTGGCTTCATTCGCTAACGACCAAGGACACGACAAGCGAAGATGCGAAAAAACAACCCGATCTTAAGCGCGGTCTGCTTGCTCGCATTGATGAGCATGAGCGTGAGCTGCGCAAGCCGGGTGATTTACGTCCCCCACGGTGAGCCTGTGCGCCTCGCTGAGAGCGTTAAGGCGAAGGTTTGGGTCATTGACGCCAACGGCAAATCGGTGCGTAGTAATAACCGCATCATCATCCACGAAGGCTGGTATGCACTACCAAAGG